AGAGAAGTGCCCTAATTGCGGGCAGGAATTACCATGAGGCCAATCACTCGGGCTCGGCTTCGTGCGGTCCTCTCGGACGATCGCTTCAAGGCCGCGCTTGCCGCTCACCTCTTTGCCCGTCTCTCCGTTATCCCTGACGGATTCCCCGCACATCGCCATGGCCCCGGCTGTAATCACGCGGCGCATGATGCTTTCGATATTCGCCCCGCAGAAAAGAAACGGCCCCGCCCCGCAAAGGGAACGCGGCTTGTCCCGCTCGACTTTCGCGCCGAAGTTGAGCCCATCGCCATGCGGGGCAAAAAGCGATTCGTCTCGCGCGTGCCCGAAGTGTTTGCCGACGTTCGCGCAAACCTCAAGCGGCACAAGGGCGTCTATCGCCTCCGGGGCAAAGGGGGCTCCGGCTTCTCCCTCGATTCCGTGCTGTTCAACAAGGCGGAGTGGCGGAAGATTTTCCTTGAGGACACTAAGTCCATCATGGAGGAAGCGCTGACGCAGACGGGCGATATGGCCTTTGATGCCATCGGTGCGCTCGGGGGTTCATTCGACATGGCTCAGACTCGCGTGCTGGCATGGCTTGAGGCGGCGGAGAAGCGCGACGCTTGGTCCATCACCGACTCACTCTATGACCGGATCAAGGATGAATTGAAGGACGGCATTGACCAGGGCGAGAGCATCGATGACCTGGCCGGACGGCTTGACGATCTGCTCGACGATACCGACTGGGACGGACATGGCGAGCTGATTGCCAGGACGGAGACGTTGAAGGCGACAAACTACGCTTGCAAAGAGGCCATGAGGCAGAGCGGGGTTTGCACGGGGGCAAGTTGGCTCTGTACTTCTGACGATAGGCTGTGTCTGGCCTGCGAAGCAATGGACGGAACCGAGATCAGCCTTGATGAGAATTTCTATGATCAGGGCGATGAGGACACATTCGGCGAGGGCGATAATGCGATGGACATGAGCTTCGATTACGAGAACATCGAAGCCCCGCCCCTCCACCCGGACTGCCGATGCTGTCTGTTAGCCCAGGTTGACGAATCCCTGCTCGCAACGTCCGGCGACGAGGGCGACGTAACCGAAGGCATATTCGACTTAACGATAAAGCACGGCGGGGCCGCTCCCCGCGCGAACGTCCGATAGGAGAGAGACCATGATACTTATCACGACCCAAAAGATCACGATTGCCGAGGCCATGAAATACGGGGCGGCCAACCGCGGAGCCTATGAAGAGGCGGCGGCGACGCTTATCAAGCAACCGTCTTTCGCCGTGCGCGAGGCCGCGGCCGTCCCGTTCATCCGTAAATTCTATGTCTCCGAGAAGTCCGAAAGCGGGGGCAAACTCGCGGCCGGTCAGGTCCGCCATTGGATCACAACGGACTCCATCGACCGCGACGCTGAGATCGTCCGCCCGCGCGGGTTGGACCTCAAGACCTACCGCCAGAATCCCGTTGTGTTCTGGGGGCACAATTATAGTGAGCCCGCGAATATCATCGGCTCGAATGTGGATCTTGCCGTAGAGGATCACGGTATCCGCGCCCTGACGCAGTTTCGCATGAGGGAGCAGAAAGCGGCGGACATTTTCAACTGCTATGCCGACGAAACGCTCCGGGCTTGGTCAATCGGCTTCATCCCGATCAAGGGCCATGCGGCGAAGCCGATGGAGGGCGGGATAGATAAGCCGGATTACGGTCCCGATCAGATCGTCATTTCTCTCGGGCCGTCCGATCCGACGGTGGCGCGCTGGGTGCATGACAAGGCGATCCTGCTCGAATACTCGGCTGTCCCCCTCCCGTCCAATCCCGACGCGCTGACGGAGGCTGTCGGCAAGGGCCTGATCGACCTCTCGGATGAGCTCATGCGCGATTTCGAGCTCAACCTTGAGGCGATCCATCGGAAGCGGGTCGAGGCGGGCGTCGTTGCGAGGAAGGTGGCATATTTCGATTTCAGCAAGGAGGCTCACAAAGAGCATGAAGAAGAAGCGAAACAAGACGGCGGCACAGCGGAGGCGGAAGCTCCGGCACAGGGAGGCGGTGAGGCTGAACGGCGGGACGGCGGAGAAGCCGTCGTTTCCAAAGGCGTGATCGGATACCACGACTATGGCAATGCGGACCCCGACACGTCATGGGACGGGCCGGAGGCGATGAAGGCGGAGCCGGAGACGCTAAAGAAAATCTGTGCCTGGTACGATGCGACGGCACCGGACGTGAAGTCCTCCTACAAGCTCCCCCATCATGACCCGAAGTCCCTCAAGGCCGTGTTGCGTGGCGTGAACAATGCGAAGGCGCGGTTATCGAATACCGACATTCCCGACGGCGACAAGGCGGGCGTTGAGGCCCACTTGAATCACCACCAATCCGACTTTGAGAAAGCCGATAGCGGAAAGGGAGTCGGGGATATTGTCGTCAACGTCTCCCCAACTGCTGAAATGAAGGCCATGCTCGATGCGAAGATGAAAGAGCTCATGGCGGCAATTGTCAAAGAGGGGCGCGTGCTGTCGGATAAAAACCGCAAACTAATTTCCACCGTGCTGACGACGATGGAGGACGCGGCGGCGGCGATGAAGAAAGCGTATCAGCCCTTGAAGGAATTGCTGGACGCAACGGACCCCGGCGCGAGCGGAGACGGCGAAGGCGACGGCGGAAACAAGCCTCCGGCAAAACCCAAGCCCGCCGATGACGGCTCGGGCCAGGTGGGCGAGGACGGCAAGCCGGTTGGCGACGGCGGCAAGAAGCCCGACGCTGGCGCGAGCGGGAAGGGAATCATGATTGCCGCTTTTCCCGATCCAGAGGAATCCGTCAAAATGGCAGTCGTTGCGCTCGCGGGCTCGGCTGATATGACGCGCGAATTTGAGGCACAGGCCGCGTCCGTCGGCCTCGCCATCAAGCCTGACCCCCTCATCGGGGGCAACTTGGATCAAGAGAACGTAACGCCCGTCCCGAAAGGCGGACCCATCACCATCTCTGTCCCCGCTCCCCGCAAAGGAATTTTTGACGGGGCTATTGACAAGGTGCTGGGGCGCGTGTAGGTTGCAAATTGAACGGTAAGTAAATACCGCGTCGATGGCTGGCGCGGGCGGCCATAGAGTAGCCGGAGAAGCGTGACGGCCCTGAGCGCGGGCTCGGGAGACCGGCGGCCGGCGAAAGCGTCGCCAACAGATCGGCCTCGGCGGATAGAACGTATCCACTGAGGAGGCTACTATGGCCGACAACGAAACAACCACCCCGGGCGCTCCTGCCCAATTCCTCAACCTGAAACAGCTCCAGGAAGTCATCTGGAGCACGGTTGACAAATTCGTCACCGAGAAAGGCTACTTTACCGTCGGTGAGGCGAAAGACAAGATCATCGACATCTGCGAGAAGAACGTCGCTCCCGGTCTCCGCAAGAGCTTTGAGGACGAAATCAAGAAGCTCAGCGCCCTGCCCGGCCCCGGCGGATCGGCGGACATCGGCAAGGGCGGCGACTCTACGCTCAAGGGGCTCCGCAAAGACGGCGGATTCCGTGGCATCACGAGCTTCGCTTCCGACATTGCCCTGGCTGCGAAATCGCAGGGTCAGCGCGTCTCGGGCCAGCTCGCCAAGTGGCGCGATGACGTCCGGCTCTATGAGGAAAGCCTCAAGGCCGCCGGCGATCCGTCGCTCTCCACGTCCGACCCCGAATACGGCGGCGACCTCGTCCCCCCCGAATACAACATGACCCTGCTCGAAAAGGGGTTGGAGCTCTCCAACTTCTTCGGCAAGGCGACCCCGGTCCCCATGGCCCGGAATCAGGTCAATATGCCCTTCCTCCAGGACTTCGATCACTCGTCCGGGCTGACGTTCGGCGGGATGATTTCCTACTGGACCGATGAGCTCGGAACGAAGGTCCCCTCCGCCCCCAAGTTCGGGCACGTCACCCTCAAACTCCACAAGCTCATCATGCTACTCTACAGCTCCGATGAACTGCTCGAAGACAGCGCGATTTCGATGGAACCGCTGTTCACGCGGATCGCCCCCCAGGTGCTCGCGTGGCGGCTCGATAGGGAAGCCCTCTTCGGCTCCGGTGGCGCGATGCCCGTCGGCGCTGTCGCCGCGGCCAACCCCGCGCTCATCACCGTCAGCAAGGACTCCGGCCAGGCGGCGGCGACGATCACCTACCAGAACGTCGTCAACATGATTTCCCGCATGAGGCCGTCTGAGCTCGCGTCGGCGGAATGGATTGCCAACATCGGGACCTTCCCCCAGCTTGCCTTCATGCACATCCCGATCGGCACGGCGGGTGCGGCGGTCTACCTCCCCGCTGGCGGCGCCTCGGGCAAGCCCTACTCTACGCTGATGGGCCTCCCCGTCACGTATTCGGAACATTGCCCGGCGCTCGGCACGCTCGGCGACTTCAACCTCGTGTCCTGGCCCTCGTACCTCGTAGGGCGCAAGGCCGGCGCGGGCAACGGAATCTCCTACGCCACGTCGATCCACCTGATGTTCTTGTACGATCAGAGCGCGTTCCGCTGGGTATTCCGCACGGACGGCCAGCCCTGGTGGCCCAAACCGTTCACCCCGGAGAAGGGCTCGACTCAGTCCCCCTTCATCACGCTCCAGGCCCGGAGCTGATCGAACTGAGATAGGAGAAATACCATGAGCATGAAACTCTTTCAGGATGCTATCAAGGTCGATCAGGCCATCTACCCCCGGAACATTTCCTCCACCAATGTCACGTCGAGCTACTACTCGGTAGCCAACTGCCACGGCTTCGCGTTCATCGTCTCGTTCGGCTCGATTGCGACGGACATCGTGGCACAGGCGTATCAGGACATCTCAAGCGCAACGAACCCCGTCGTTCTCGGTGCGGCCAAGACGTTCGCCTACGCCACGTATACCCTCACCAACTACGTCATGG